ACCATCAACAATAAATAACTGATCATTGATAATTTCAATATCCTCAGGAAAAAAGAAGTTATCATCACTGGTGCCGGCACTACCAAACTCATAAGCAAAAGTTCCATCTAAATAGTGTACTTTTACTCTATGATTCTGTTTATCGATAATAAACAGATACTCATCATTTGAACAGATCCCTACTGGTTGATAAAAATTATTATCACCAGTACCAAAGCTGCCAAATAGATTGTCGTATGAAATGTTTATTTCAGCCATGGTGTTAAGTTGTTATAGTGTTTAGTTTTGGAATATCTCCATTTTCAAAAGTATAAACATCAACTGAAACTCCTGCAACGCTCATATTTAGTGTTGTGAATGATTCTCCAGCTTGCAATAAGTCTCTTACAATCTTATATAGGTCCGCTTCATAAAGTTTGTCATTGCGTGTATTTAAGTCATCACCACCATCAATAAATGGTCTGATTCCATATAAATGATTCTTTACTGCATTAGTTAAAGTTGAAAGCTGAACTGAAGGAGTTAATCCAGTAATTGTGATATCTACATTTTTAAGAATAATAGACTTGATATCCATTGAGTAAATTCCTAAAGGTTTGCGGCCTCTTTCTTCAACAGGTTTTGAGTCATCAGGGTCTTGTTCAATAACTGATTCAACTTCGGACAGCATAGCCGCGTCAGGTATCCCATCATCATAAAGAGATTCTACATAAATCTCAATATCACCAGGCGAATTATTCACAACATAAGGGTACACCCTGCGCACGCCAGCAGCATCTACTGCCCATAGTTGATAATCCACTTTTGCGCCACCTTGCGGCTCTGTCCGATAAGCATTGATTACTTTTATTCTATATTCTGCTATAGTCTCATCATTTACTGGAGCAACTGTTTGAGAGGTTACAGTAACAAAGCTGTCAACATTGGCTATTGGTGAGGTTACTTGTAAAACATCTGCTAAAACTAAAGCACTTTCAGTTCCGCCAATTTCTGCAACTAAAGTTATCTCACCAACAGTTGATGGTAAAATATACTCAGTTTCTAAAATAAATACTTGTCCTGGATTAGTTGAACTATCCACGCTAACAAATGTTGTTCCTGCTGGTATTGTAGCTCCAGTAGTTCCAGTTACAGATACTTTATATTGAGCTGAAACAGCCACATAAGGCAATCTATTTAGTTTAACAAGTCCATATCTTAGCAATGTTTCATCATCACAAGTATCAACAAAGATATTTTCTTGTATTTTTTCAGCTAAGTGATAAAAAATCTTTAACTTAGCAGCTTGAACGGATGCAAAAGCAAGTAAAACAAGTTTACCAACTATTGTAGTGATTCCTAGCTTATTGCGTAAATCAGCTTTAATACTTTCGTATAATTCTGAATATGTTGGTACTGTCATATTATAACCTCCTCTATAATTTCGTTTCTTAATTTATCAAACACAAATTTAACGATTTTTTCTGAACCAGACGGCTCTTTAAAATTTATTTTTAAACTAATTTTATTCAAGTCTAAAACAGCTGCAAAAACAGTTATCTCACCATATTGTTTTAGAAAACTTAAATCCTCTAAAGCAGATTGTTCTAGTTGTTTAAGTCCTGAGCTATTTAGTGAAACACTGTCTAAAGTTTTCTCAAATGTTGAACTAAAAGGATTGTCAGCTAATAGTTCAGCATTACCCCACCAGTCGGGTGTTTTAGAAGAAAATAAAGCTAAATAAAAACTATTAGTGATAGATGAAACAGTTTCTAAATCATCATTTTTTAACTTCATCTCACCACCATCACCGCTTTCATATATTAAAATATCCTGAATATCCATTTTGATTATCTTTTATAAGTTGAAGTATTAGAAACACTAGGAGTTACCCCTTTAGCTTCTTGTACTGTTGCCGTAGTGCCTACTCCAGCAGTTACACCTACATTTAGTTTTCCTTTCCATTCAGTCATTACTCTAGTTTGTGTTTCTGTATTGGCTGCATCTGGATTCACTAGAATAGGTTTATTTACATCTGTAAACATACCCTCTCTAAATTTATTCATACTGTCAATAGCTGGTTGTAGTTTATCAGTTAGAAATGGTATCTTTGCTAGCAATCTAAGAAACGATTCAAATGGAAAAATTAATGCACTGATTAACACTTTTCCTATCTCTTTTAAACCTTTTAAAATACCGCCTTGCTCGAATGCTTGAGTGACATTGTCCCAGCGTTTTCTTAGTTCCATTATCAATTCAACTATCAAACCAATAGGACCCAATACAAACATTAAAGCAGCTCCCCAGTCATCCCATTTTTTAACCATGAAATAAACACCAGCAGCTAGCAATGCTACAGCCGTAATAACTGCTAATACTGGCCATAAAACAGACCAAACAGCCGCACTAAATAACCATGTAGCGGCTTGAGCTATTAAAACTGCTGTTCTATAAGCTCCATAAGCTATAGTGTTACCATGAACCGCAAAAGCAGATTTGCCTGCTAGCATAGCGGAAAGGCCTAAAGCCACGTTATAACTAAAAGTTGCAACTGTAGCAGCGGCTTGAGCTATTGTGAGCAGTTTAGTAATTACCCAAAGCGAAGTAAACACAATAACAGCCCACTTAACAACTTTAACAATTTTATCAAAATTATTAAATAAAAAACTTAACACTTTCATTAATCCTTCAGCATATTCACGTACTTTGACTTGAATAAGCTCTTTATTTGATTCTGCCCACTTCTGTATTTTTTCAGCTGCTTTTATAGCTCTATCAGTAAATTCTTTAACTACTGGTAACATTTTTTCTCCAATAGCCGCAAAAGTTAGATTGATAGTATCTTTTAAAGTGGATATTTTACCGCTCGCTGTTTGTGAAGCAATCTCCATACCTTTAAAGAAAATACCACCTTTTGAGGTCATCATTTCAAAAACTTTATTCAAGTCTTTGATTGATATTTGACCTTTTGAAGACATCTCAAATATTTTAGCAGTTGAAACACCATACATTTTAGCTAATTGTGCAATAATAGGAACGCCAGCCTCACCGATCATATTTAGTGACTCCATATCTACTTTGCCTTTTCCTAGTGCCTTAGAATAGCCTCTAGTGATAGATTCCAACTTTTGAGAGTTTCCACCTGCTGTATCTCCTAGCATAGTGAATAATCTGATACTATCTTCTAAGTTACCATTCATAAAAGGTAACACAAAACCTACAGTTTTAGAAATATCTTCAAACTCAAAAGGAGTTTTAGCAGCTACAACATTCATCATACCTATTAACTTTCTAGCTTTGTCAGCACCCCCTAAAAGTGGAGTAAAAGAAGCTACAGCATCTTCAATTTTTGAAGCCTCAGTAACAAACTTTTTAACAGCAAAAGCAGCCCCCGTTACAGCGGCTGCAAATCCTATAGTTGCCATTCTATTTAGTGGCTGTAATGCTGATTCTGCTTTATTGCGTAATTTATCAAGTCTTAATGAAATCTTATCCGTTACAGCAGAAAACCTGTCAATAGCAGTAAATTTTGTTGATATATTGTAACTTGCTCCCATTGTTTTTATAATTTTCCAGATTCTTTGATTTCTTTTACATACTTTTGAGCATCATCAACCCAAAATTCTAAGCTATTGTGGTCGTATCCATCGATAAATAATTGTTCGATTTCTTTAGGAGTCCATTTATAAACCCTAGCGAGTGCAATAAAGCAATCGCTAAGGTCGTAAGTTACAAAAAATAAACAACAATATTAATCAACAGTGAGTAGTCCTGTGTATCTAGTTTTTTGATTAATCCAATAGGTTTGCCAGTCATGGCTGCTATGTAAGCTGGTTGCATATCCATTGCGTTACCTTTAGCACCGTTTAACTTAGCGTTCAACTCTTGGACTGTTAAACGAGGTTTAACCACTAATTCAGAAACTGTTTCATTGCCTTGATCATCTGTTAAAGGAAAATCAAGTTTAACAGTCATTTCTTTAGTTTTTTCATCAATGGTAATACTACCATCATTGATCCCGTTTATAATCTGATCACCAAATTGTTGGTTTTCTACTCTCTTTGATTCTTTGACTCTTTTAAAGTCTAACCACGAATTAAATTCTAACTCAGCGGCTGGGCGTGCTACTTTTTCCATTGTCTTATGCTATTTGTTTTAATTGACCACCACCTGCTAATTTAAGTGGTATCTGGCCTGTGTTTGTTGATCCTTTTAAATCTCCAACTGGTTTACCTTTACCGCCCCAGATTGCCCCAGAAATACTTGTAATTGTCCAGTCTGCTGGTATTGGACTTGCTGAAAGTTGAACTAGTTTACCTAACTCATCAGTTTCAGTCATATCCCATGCAATTGGTGGGGCTTCATAGCTCCATCTTTTTGCATTTATTTTGTCGATCATTTGACCATCACTTGTAGTCATGGAGTCATCATCTTCTGAACGATAACCGCCTAAGTCCACTTGTGAGTCTTCATTTGCCTTACAATATAATGTGCCACTACCGATTGTTGGGTGGTTATATGTGATTTCTAGTATATCACCTGCTACATAACTCATAATTTATCCTTTCTTTTTTTTAATTAGTTAATTCCAAAAGCAAA